TTAATTTTGTAAGGCGTTAACTTTTGCTTGTGCGTCTGCTAATGCTTGTTGTGCTTTCGCTAGTTCATCAGCCTTAGCTAACTCACTTTGTTGTTGAGCGGCTTGCTCTTGTTCCTTAACTTGTTCCTCTGTAATTTGAGGGTATGTCTGATCTAACTCATTAATCAATAAAGCATATTCTTTCTCAACTGCATTTTTGATTAATGTTTCATCTGTATCTGATAAGCCTAATGCTGATAACGCTTGCTTGACGATATCAACTGCACCCAATTTCTTGGTTTCACCCTCTAGATACTCAGTAACGCCTAGCTTTTGCATGGCTACTACGGCATCTTTGGCCAAAGGAGACAATACTTGAATCAGATTAACTACCTGTTTGTTTCCTAAAATCACCTTGCTGACATATGCACCAATAATTGGAATAGCTGCAATAGCGATTGTTGTAATTAATTTAGTAATTGTATTTGTATCCATGTGTTCTCCTCAATACCTTAATGTTTGACCAGGATAGATCAAACTATAAACGCCGTTCATTGATTGTAGATGAGAAACTGTTGTCCCTAATCTTGAAGCAATTAACCAAAGGCTGTCACCTGATTTAACAGTGTATGATTTCGTTGTTGAATAAGATGAAGTACCAGATACTTTTAGTGTTTGTCCCACATAAATGTAATTGGCATTTGAAATACCATTCAACGCTTGTAAACTAGCAGTTGTTGTACCGTACTTTGATGCAATCGTACTCAAGTTATCACCATACTTTACTGTATAAGTACTTGTTGAAGCATAGCCAGATGACGTGCCTGATAGTTTCAATACTTGACCAACATAAATATAGTTAGGGTTGCTAATGCCATTCAATGAAGCCAAAGTTGCTGAAGATGTGCCATATTTAGCGGCGATAGTACTAAGATTATCACCTGATTGAACTGTGTAGGTTGAACCTGTTGACGTAGATGGGACAGGTGCTGACGTAGTTGTCACGATTTCAACATTTGACTTATTAGCCCATGACATAATGCCACTTAGCAATACTTTATTTCCGGAAACCTGAGCAACGGTATACGACTTACCCTTTACCCATGATGGAATACCTTCACCAGAATCCCAGTTAGTTGCACTAAAGTTAACCTTAACCGTATCGCCTACCTTAATATCAGACTTAGAGGTATTATTAGCAACTTGTCCGGCATTGGTAGCTGGAGTACTAGTTTCTGGTTTAACCGTTGTTTTACCAGAATTAGTGGTAGTTGAACCGTTATAGCCATTATCTGTGATGCCAGTTAAATCAATATTGCCATCAAGTCCGCCAGCTACATAAGTAGAAGTGAACTGGACAACGCCAATATTTTTGAAACTAGGGAAATAATTGTAGTTTGGTGTTGGTGTTACTGCGTAGTTAGGATACTCAGCTAACCAAAGTTGTACGTTGTCCGCAATACGTGACAAATCAGTATTGTTTTGCAAGTAGTTTAGGTATCCGTAGACCATTGGTGTATAACCAGCCTTACGAATTCTGTCCATAGCGTGCAAAATAACATCTGTATTTTGATATCCACTTTCAACATCTAAGGCTACAATCGAACCTTTAGGTGTTTGAACCTTTGGTAAGAAGTAGTCTAGCGTTGAATCTGCAACAGCATAACTCGTAACATTTTGCCACCAGATGTACGTGTGCATTCTCTTACCCTGAGCAATACCCGAGGCTACTTGAGAATTATAGGTGTATTGACCATAAATACCATTGCCATTGTAGCCACCGATTTGAGCAATGGCGAACTTATCACTAGCATAACCGAATTGTCCTGCAGTGCCATTATAAATAGACCAATCTACACCTTGATCACCCTTAGCGGCAAATACTGGTGATGCTGATACGCTAAACAAAAAAGCAGCGCTTGCTGAAGCGACTGCTAAACGTTTTAATTTATTCAATTTATTTTCCTCCAAATAAAAAAGCTAGGCATTGCGCTTAGCTTCATGTTCTGCGGCAACTTCTTCAACCTCTTGCCAATCTGAATTGGTTTGATAATCTGCGATAGGCAAGTCGCGACACTTTTGATATATCTTTTCCCCGGTTCCATTACCTTTTAATCCATGATACGCATTCCAAGTATACTCTAAGTCATCGAGTTCACTTAGCGTTATCTCACCGCGCTTAATATACTTGCCGCCCTTTTCATACAGTTGTGAATGTAGCGTAGCCAAACTAGCTGATTTTAAAAGCTTAAACTGACCAGTCCATACTTTTATCCATCCGTATATCGTTGTCCCGGTTAGTGCCACGATTATTCCCCCAGCCCACCCTATTTCATCAAATAATTCTCCCAATGCTCCGTGCATTATTCACCCCCTTGTTTAATTTTTAGAAGCTTTCCAACAATATAATCCACCATGATCATATCCGTTATACAATAAATTAACTCTGTCAAATGAAAAAAGATATAATTCGTTAGTATCACCATTTTTAAATGGAGCAAGTGTACACCATGGACCAGTTGTGGATGGTGAAAGTGGCGCTTCAACATTTAGCGCTCCAACATAATTGCCAGAAGCATCTCTAATTCCCAAGTTATTAGAAGTACCACCTGTTGTTATATAACGTGTGCCATTAAAATTAACAAATTGGTTTCCAGTATCTCGAACTCCAGTTGGAACAGTTTCAACATGGGATGTCGTTGAGTAGTTTGTTTTTAAATCTGGCGTACTATACAATAATAATCCTTTATTAATGGTGTTGGCGGTAACAACCCAATAGCCTAAATTATCATCCCAATAAAAATCAAAATCTTCTGAATATTGTGTCTCACTTGTTCCAACTTTTCCGCCATCTGTGCCAGTTATTTGTTGCGCATTTCTAACAATAACAATTCCACCTTCTAATATATTTTGGGTTGTCTCAAAATATAATTTGGGTCTGTCTGATGTGTTCCCACCGTAGTCATTGTATTCCATGCCACAGGAAATTCCCTTCCACTTCGAATCGTGTCGATCAAATACCATTTTTATAGAATCGTCACCGAGTAATATTCCTGAGTCTACTCCATCATTCCGAACTTCAAATATTGCCCCTATACTTTGAACATCTCCAGTAGAAGGGTTTATTTTTACAATTTGAGTGAATAGGTCACTAATCGTGTCACCAGTTCCCTCTACAAGATAATATAAATAATTGTCCTTTTGAATAAACGTTCCGTCTTCGTATGTTAAAAACCTAATTGAAACAGAATTGGCGCCAGAACGTATAGCGCTATCGAAATGAGAGATAACAATACCATCTGATGATGTGAAGTTGTCTGTTTGAGAATATAGAAGTGTCTTCCATGTTGTTGTATATTCTTCTTTTCTAGCATCAAAATTAGCACCAAAATTAAATCTGCCAATTCTTTTTAAGAAGTTTCCTGTCACTGAGTCAAATAACAAAATTATCAATGAACGACCAGTATTTTGAACTTGAAGAATTTGATTTGTGGTAGTAAAGCCTGTATACGTTACTGTTTGAACTATGCTACCTGAAACATATAGTTCAGCAACACATGAGGTAGAATTAAACCTAACACTCATTCCAGTAGACATGTCGGGCTTTCCATAAAATATACCAGAAAAAGCATTTCCAGAAAATGAAGTTATCTTAATTCTCTCAGTGGAAAATGGAAAATATCCTTTAACCTGTAACGCTGTTTTACCATTTTTTGCAGGTGATGAGAATTTAATTGTTCCATTGGTTTGTGACAAGGAAAAATTACCATCACCATATTGATTCATGATATTACTTGGTGATGCAAAAAGATTAGTATTTAAATCTAAGCCAACTTCACCAAAACTATCACTTTTATTGTAAAAATCTCTCCTTCCAAATTGACGATAATAAGTATAGTCCAATGGCGAACCTGATGGAAAATTTAAACTAGTCGTTTCGGGCAAATTGTTATCATTATTTTCTTTAGACAACATTGTCTTATAAACAAAGAATGGGTAATTATTATCAGTTGATATCCTAATAAAGTTAATACCATCAGGTATTTTCATCACTTTGTCCGTCACAAATTCATTGTTAGCTGTTGCTCTTAGTAATATTGTTGGATTTGATGTAGGTGTACCGTTATCTTCAAACCCGATAACTCCATTTCCAGTGCCAAATATCCCTGTTACCAACAAATAATCCCCACTTGTTACTGGAATATAATCCGTTGTTACCATGTCTTGCTTTTGCGTTAGTGGATAATCAGCAGTGTTTAAATCCATATATCCATGATAGGTCAAGCTAGTCTTATCAGAAACCAGTTGATTTTTAGAAAATGAATCATTTGAAATTCCTTTAACATAAACCTTAGTTAAATCTCCCTGATTACTTAATACGTTCATATACATATTTACTGCAAGATATCCATCTTCCAAAACAATAACATTATTATTGCTTGAATCTTTTGTTGAAGAAACTAGACTCATCTTTTCATCAAATTGCATTATTGTTGGTTGGGAGCCATCCGTGACTGTATTTATTTGAAATACATCATTCCTTTTTACTTTATACAAAAAGTAAGACCATGATTTTGTATCAGTGACAGTAAACGATGAAGTAAATAAACCACGTGTATATATATTTGAATTAACAGTGTTAGCTTCAATCACGGAATCGTTTATTCCGTTCAATCTATCCTTTGTGATAATATCACCATCATTCCATATTTGTACCATTTATTTTTCTCCTTATTTTATGTTAAAGGGTAACTAATGCTTCCACATAGATTACCCATATGATTTGCAACTACCTGTACCCATAATGTGGTTGTTTCGTTAACGTAAGCGATGGTTGGATAAATGCTATCTGCTCCAATATCACTGGCAGATCCAGTAATTTCAACATCAGGTCTAAAACTCCAAGGTACACGTCCTATCTGGTTACCATTATTTGCATTGGTAACGTCTACACCTCTCCACCGTAAATAGACAACACTATTTCTGACACGATATTGTGCATATGGATTAGTTCCCCATAACTTTGCACCAGTGGATGCTATATCTAAGTCTTTCCAGCCTGTATCATTAAAAACGTTTTTGATAACAGATACCGTTGCTGTTGTTGTGGACGAATTAAACGATCCAATTGGTAACTGATAGACAATACCACCATTATTTAAATCATCTTGTAGCACATCACCAGTAACTACAGCTAAATAAACTTGATTAACTTTTACAGAATATTCAGGTGTTCCAGCTTGTCCAATGACATCATTTGTTTTGGACAAATCAACTGTCAAACATATTTTCCCAGTTGAATTTGGAGGTAATGTCACGTTTTCAGGCTTGACCACCTCTACCAATCTTCCTTGAATAACCGCCTGGCCAGTATTAACTGTTGCCATCAATCCGTTAACTGTTATTCCTAGCTTATTCCCCCTGTTAAGAGTGCCGTTGGTGTCATCAACCAACGAGCTATATAAACTAGCATCATTAGCTGGTGTTACATAATTTCGGTCGGCCTGATGCATTGTTAATGTCATTTAAATCTCCTTTCTAATTAGATGTACTAAACAAATCCGCTTTTCCAAAGCGCAGATTACCAAAAGTTAGTGATATTGTATTTCCATCACTTGACAATGAGTAGCCAGATAAGACAGACTTGTAAATCTTGTCGTTATAATAAATGTTTGATTGTAATCCCAAATGAACCTTATCTAATGGCAAGAAATTATTATTTAAAGGCATAGAAAATTGAATATTATGACTATAAGAATTTCCTGACAACTCTGTTTGCGCAATTGAATCATTGCTTGGATTATCAGTCGCTGTCTTGTCGTAAAGATAAATGTGTACTTGAGTAGGTTGCACAACCTTGTCATTTAACGATTTAACAACTGAACCATCGTTTTGTAACCAATATTTCGCAATTATTGTTGGGCTTTCCATATTATTAGAAGCCTTGTCGACAATCCACAACTCGTTGTTATACCCTCTAAGTCCTCGAGAATCACTCACTGTCCAACCTGTAAAGTCATATTTGTTATTTTTAAAATTCCAAACATCCGTCACTTGATGGATATTAATTTTTGGATAATAAAAAGGCACCCCATTTGAGGTACCTTGTCCTATTCCTATAACATCAAGCACTACATTATGTAGCTTAAATCCTCGGATTAAATAATCAATGAAGTTACTAGTGTTGGTGCCATCTGAACTTGTAACAGAAAACGCAGTATTAGTCGAGTTGCTAAATGATCGTCCTAAAATGTTTGTTGAGCTAGTTGAATCAATGTACTGTTTAATCAAGTTGATTAAATGTTGTTCATAGCTGTTTCCGCTCTTATTGGTGACAATCATTTCACCATTAAGGACATTCCAAATGTAACAAGTCGTTAAAGTCGTAACGTTACTATCTTGACTTAAATCGACCGTAGATACTTGACCATAATATAGCAAATTATCAGTACTACCAATCTTAATAGCGATATAATCACCTATTTGGGTTGCACCATTATCATTCAATATAAATGTAGATGTGGCGTTACTTAATGCATCCATCTCTATTGAGTAGGATTGCAAAATTGGGTACATACCACGGATCGTAAGCGTATCTGGTTTAAATATAGTTGCCTGTAAATTCAAACTCATACTAACAACCTTTCTTCTTTGAAAACGATATTAACTTTCACAGAACTATCAACATAAAATAGTACTGTCGATTCGCCGTTCGGTATCTTGATAAAATTAGACTTCGTATAGTCTTGCAGTTGTGAAACATCAACATATGACCCATCTGAACTATAAACCCTTGCATACTGGTTTTCTGGATAAGAACTGACAATAAGCTTTTGGTTAGATGCCAACGTCAAGAAAAATTTATCCTTTCCGATTACGGAGCCTTCTTTTAAAATAGACCAACTAGGATTAACATTACATGGTCCTTCAACTGTAATAATTGATGGTGACCCTTCTTGCAAACCAAAGTATTCGGAATTGTTTTCCAGGGTCAACGACTTTTCCTTACTATTAACAACTGACTCAGGGTATGCATAGTAATAGTCTTTAACGCCATGTTTTCCAAAATACCCATAAGCGTAATCTGCTTTCGTTACGCTTTCGTCTTCTGTTTGACCCAATATTGCTTTTCCAACTACAGCCAATCCTACAATACTGGTTGTTTCTGAAATCGCATTATTTGCACCCTGATTAACATATTCTTTACCATACTTAGCTAAATTAGGATCAGGTTCATATGTTTTGAAAACAGCAGCTTTATCATTATACCAAGGATTAATAAAATCAATAGTGAACTGTTCTACCAATCTATCAACTTGTATAACAGTAGTTCCGCCTATTTCTGTTTTGGTCAAGCTAGATAACACTGCATCACGATACCAACTCCCTGATTTTGTCGTATAAATTAACGTTAACGGTTCATACGCTAAAAAACTAGCAAAGTCGGAAAAAGTTTGATAAGACTGGCTTTCAACTGAACCAAATAAGATATTAAGTGACATCTGTCCCTGCTGAATAGTTTTTTTAGTTGGTTTGAAGTAGCTTTCGTATTGGCTATAAGAATTTGAAAAAACAGCTCCCAATCCTGTAGGAGTATATCCGAACAAATCGTCTGAATCTAAATCAACTACTTCCCCTCTTGAATTTTGTAAAGTAAACATGCTTACGCCGTTATTTAAATTACTATTCACTATATGTACTCCTTTCTAAAACCCGCCCCGAAGCATTGTGCATTTATTGGCGAGTTTTTGGTTTAATTAGCTGATCTAACTGCTCTAGCAATTACAGCTTTAGAAAACTTATTCATAGCGATGTCATCTACTGACTGATTAGCCTCTGTCGTTTGACCTAATATTCCTGCTAATAACTCAACGACGCTATTTAAAGTCTTGTTAGTAGCCTCAATCATGTTTGATAAGTTACTATCTGAACTTTCAGAAATAGTCGTATTAGAACTAGTATTTTGTGCAAAATGAGTAACAGTTTCACCTAGCAGCTCCATTGCTCGAGACTTTTTAGACAAATCCCACGGTATTACCGCTTCAGTCATACCACCCTCTGCTATATTAGCTAGATGTGGCGTGTTGGTGATAGTACCGTTAGCATAACCGTGTCCTTGTCCTAAGAATGACAAATTAGATCCATAACGGTTTTTCGCATAAGCTAAACCAGCTAATAATGAATCATATCCGTTAAATGGGTTGTTGTGTCCTGGGAACTTATAGGCATTGAATGTAGCACTAATAACCTGCATAAGTCCCTTGGCTAGGTCACCTGATGCGTTGTTAACGTCACCAATGTTACCCTGTACAGCTTTTTCATTACCACCACTTTCAGTTTGTATCTGACGTAACACCTTATTAACCATAGATTCAGATGTGCTCAATCCATTGGCTTTTAAGGCATCTACAACTTGTGAACGCCATCTTGAAACACCTGCACCGCTAGGAGCACCTTTACCGCCTCCTGCGTTACCGCTTGATTCAAATCCAGATTTTAGCTTAGATAACATCTTACCAAAGCCGTCTTCGATACTTGTTTTAACCATTCCACTAGATGAGTTGTGCCCTGTGTCCCCGACTTCTAGTTTATTAACATCAAATATCTTAGATGCCATATCAGTTAATGTTTTAACTGGATTGGTTAATTTTTCTATTGCTTCACTAGTTGCATCAGAAACATCGTCCCAAATATCAGAAGCTCCCTTAGTCATTGAAGACAAAAATGACTCAATAGAAGATGTACCCTTAGCGTATCCTGGTAATGTTTTACCTAAACCACCTTGGAATAACTTAGCTGTATCACTAGCATTTAAAATTTTGTCACCAGGGTTAAGATTAACAACCTGAGCACCATTAGTTCCCAGAAAATCAACTTTGCCCGAGTAAGGAGAGTACCTTGCTTCAACGCCAGCTTCACCGACAAGCGCTTTTCCGCCGGATACACCTCGAGAACCAGTAGCGAAAGCTTGCATTGTAGCGGGCTTATACCCAAAATCTCCACCACTTTTAACATCAACACTTTTAATACCAAATCCCTTGACTAAGCCGTTAAAGAAATCACCTAATCCCTTCCAAATGCTGTGTGTTCCTTTGGCTTGCTTTGAAGCAGCTTCCATAGAACCATTAGCTTGGAGAACAGCCTTATTAACTACGCCATTGCCTTGTTTACCAGCAGCATCGAGGACGCTATCTTTTTGTTTATATGCCTTATCAACAACTTCATTTCGCTGTTGCGTTGCAGCATTTGATGTTTTGTTTCTCTGACTAGTTGCCTTACCAACAATATCATCATGTTGTTTATTTGCTGAATCAGCCGTCTTATCTCTTTGGTCTTTAGCAGCTTTAACCGTTTCATCATGTTGTTTGTTAGCCGAATCTCTAACATTTTTACGTTGGTCTTTAGCCCATTGGCTATTTCCTTTGAACTGATTTTCAGAGGCTTTTATAGTATCATCACGTTGCTTATCTGCCGCTTTCTTAGCATCTTTGTACTGATTTTTAGCAGCGTTAACGACGTTATCACGTTGTTTATCAGCAGCTTTAGTAACCTTTTTGAGTTGTTCATCAGCAGCCTTTTGCGCAGCATCTAGCTTTTTATCAGCATACTTTTTAACGTTGTTATATTCTTCTCGTGACTTAGAAGTAATATCCTGTAACTGCTTATTAGTTAGTCTGCCTTTATCCTTGGTCAACTTATCCATCAACTTTACTTGCTCGTTGTTAGATAACTTAATTTTTCCAGTTAAAGTTGTGTGCAGCTTAGCTTCTTCAACGGTTGTTTCAGTTGCGTTTTTGACAGTAAGTTTATTAACGGCCTTTTTCTTGGCCTGATCGTCTTTAGCAAGTGCTTGCTCTTTCTTTTTATAGTCCTTTTGAACTTGTAAAGAATTTTCTCCATACTTAGCAGCATCTTTAGCAATTATGCTATCCCATTTATTGCTATCTTTTTGCTTAGCTTTATTGTACGAAGTTTCAAGCTTTTGACGTTGCTGTGAATAATACTTTGTTAATGCTGTTCTATCAGATTGGCTTAGTTTTTCAACACTATTAGCCTTTTTGCCTTCTTCTTTGATAGTTTTTAATCTATCTTGATATTCTTGTTCAGTAAGATAACCGTTTTTCTTTAGCAGCTTAATATCTTGTAAGTCCTGCTTTTGCTTTTCAGAATAGTATTTTTTAGAAGCTTTATTCAAATCTGAATAAGCGTCTTTCATATCAACTTTCGGTGCTTTGATAGTTATCTTATTATCTGAAAAAGCCTTTTTTAATGCTTTATTAAGCTTTTTCGTAATTGATTGAGCTGTCTTAGTACTTCCTAACGAATCACCAATAGCAGAACCAATCGCTCCTCCAGCTAGTGTACCTGCACCAGGGATAACACTTCCTAGTATTGCTCCAATACCACCACCTATAACAGCTCCGGCTCCTTTAGATGCAGCACTGATTTTATCACTAGACTTTTTAGAACTGATTGCAGTAGCGATACTTCCACCTACATCAGCAGCAGTTAGCGCTATGCCTAATCCTGAAACAACTTTGCTGGCAACACTAGCAACTTTAGCTCCAGTAGATAATGTTGCTAATCCGCCTCCTGCTCCAGCTGCTTTTGTAGTTGCTGCAGTTTCAACCATCGTTGTCGTAGCGCCTGCTTTGCCACCTACTGAACCAGTAGCGTTGGCAGCCGTATTTAATGCTGCCGTTGTTTTTAAGACACCGTTCAATTCCTTATAAGTACCAATGGCTGTTTTGATCCAACCTATTGTGTCGCTTATCTTTTTGAAAGCCCATATACCAGCAAACACCTCTGCAAATGCTTTGATTTGACCAGTATGTGTGCCAATATATTCAACTAAGCCAACTAACTTATCGCCGACCCAAGCTACGCCATCTGCTGTTTTCTTTAATCCATCTTGGCCTTCTTTTGAATTAAAAGCTTTAGCCATTTTTACTGCAGCTTCTGATATGACTGGCAACATTTGTTTACCAATCATGATCATAACAGCCTGTCCGGCCTGGCTAAACTGTTGCAATTCAGCTTTAACAGTAGTCATGTTCTTCTTAGCTAAGTTAGCCACATAACCTTGACCATCCGCTGACTTTTCAACTTTTTTATTTAACTCATCTAATTCTTGGTTGTTTTGAGCTAAAATAATACCCGCTTGTTGACCGGTAGTACCGAACAAACTATTGAATACTGAGTTCTTTTGAGCAGTACCCATATTCTTAGTTTTTTCGTTAATAACGCCCATGATAGTTGTCATATCACGCAAGTTACCATTTGAATCAACTAATTGACTACGACTAATACCCAACTTGCTGAGCATGTCGCCAGTTCCGCCAGACTTAATCGCCTGTATCTTACCGTTCAATTTTTCAATTGCTTCTTGCTGCGTTTTAATGGCAGATGCAGCTGATTTAGAACTCTTCGTGCCAGCTTTTTCAGCTGCTTGATAGTCTGCTATTTTTTTCTGATGGTCTGCTATCTTTTCATTTAACGAATCAATTGAAGCAGCAGAACCTTTTTGTGCAGCATCTTGATCAGATAATGCACCGGTAATAGAGTTAATAACCTTACGTAAACCAGTACCGGCTTTATCGGCTTCAAGACCGTGGTTAGAAAGAATACCCATGGCGGCAGATGTTTCGGACAGCTTAAATCCCGCTGAATGAGCAGAATCACCAACGTATTCCATCCCCTTACCAAGAGATTGGAAGTCGGTGGCTGTCATATCAGCAGCATAAGCTAACTGGTTAACAACTTCTTTAGTGTTTTTAGTCATCTTAGCAGCGTTATCAGTACGCATGCCATATGCATCAACAACCTGAGAAGTGACACTCAAAACATCATTAAAATCATCACCTGAGGCTACTGATGCCTGTAATTCAGATTTCATTGCACCAAGAGCTTCAGCTGAGGTATAACCACGTTTGATTAACTCTTGGTATCCTTCAGCAATAGCCTGTTGTGACTTACCATACTGAACAGAATACTTTGCGCCATCTTTTTGCATCTGGTTTACATTTTTTTGAGCTTCAGCAGCTTTTTCACCGCCGGTTGTAGCCAAATTTAATGTCTTAACATAAGATTCTTGAAGATTAGTAGCAGCTTGAGCACCCTTAATTGAAACAGCACCGATACCAACAATAGCAATGCTACTACTGTATGCCATGTCTTTGATTTTCTGACCTGCAGTATGGAACCCATTACCCATCTTTTCAGCAGCACGGTAAGCACCGTTGGCTCCGCTTGCGTACTTGCTTAACCCATAAGGATTAGCACGATTAACTTCTGCTTGAGTTAACTTCAACTCATTTTTCATATTGGCAACGTTTGTTGCCGTTTCATTTACTCGAACAGCTTGCCTTTTGTATGCATCACTAGCAGAACCACTGGCTTGCTCAATTCTTTTCAGTTCTTCTGACTGTTTAACGTACTGTTGGGAGAGATTTGATAGAGAGGCTTTCATATTATTAGCGCTAGTAATATTAGCTGCTCTAGTATTATGCTCTGCTTTCAAACGGTTGACATACGAATCAGAAACTTGATTCATCTGCTTATACTCTTGTTGCAATTTTGCTAAACCACTGGTCTGATATTCCATTGATGACTTAGCTCGTTGTTGCTGAGACTCTAGGCCAGCTAACTTTTGGTTAGCCTGTTGAATATTTCTTTCATATTTTAAAAAGGACTCGGCACCTTCTTTTGTAGAGGTGTCTAAGCCCTTTTGACGTTGTTGTAATTCAGTTATTTTATTCTTCTGAGCTTCCATTTCTCGACTCAGACCATTGTATCGCTCTTGTGATGCCTTTAAATAATCGCCTGATGATTTAGCCGCCGCCTCCTGAGCTTTCCAAGCGTTTTTAACGGAAGTAACAGCATCATTCAAACCACGTAAACTATTGGTAGCTTTTAAAGTGTCTAAAGCAATAGATGTGGCCATCTCTGCCTGAATTCGTTCAACCATTTACTCTCCTTCCCCCGGTATGTTTAATCCCATTTGTTTAGCAATAGCCAATGGATCACCAGCACGTTTATCAGGCTCTTTTGCATTAAGCATATTCATGAATGAAAAATATTCCTGATTATCTAAATCACTTGGCAAAATACCGTATTCTTTAAAAAGTTGTTTTTTAAAGTATCGCAATTCCTCCAGTTGGTTTTTCTTGTCGAATACTAGCCTTCTTATTCGACCGAATCTTCTTTTGGGTCTGTATCCTCAGCTTCAAGTTCTTTTTGTTCGCGCTTAGCTTCAGCAACTAACACATTGTAGTTTTCATCAGTAACGCCGCGCATACGCAAGGTAACATATTCAAACGCTTCACCAAATTGTTCTGGATCAACATTATTCTTAATTGTTTCAATTTCTTCATCTTTCAATTCGAATGCAGATTGAACAAAAGCCATCTTTAAACGTGCTGACTTCAAACCGTTCTTACGAACATCGATATAATCCATGCCTTCTGTATCTTGTAATTCCAACAAGGTAACGTCTAATTCGTCCAACTTTTCTAATAGACCAAAAGTGGCACGAATATTCACCGTCTTACGAATTCCGAACTTATTTAACTTAATTTTTTCTGTATTAACTGCCATGATTTAGGCTCCTTTTATTTTGATATGTACGGGTAAAATTACCCTAAATTTAGTTACAAAATGACGTATTTTTTAGTGACAAAGTTACATTTTTTTAAATTAAAAAATTATAAATCACAAAAAAGTTACAAAAATAATGTAACTTTACGAAAAAAATGTAACTTCTGTATACCTTGATAGGCATAGCCTGAAAAGCAAAAAGTTACAAAGTTACATAAAATACTATATAAATATATATATATATTATTACAAGGTTTAAAGGTAACTATGAGTAACTAAAAATGTAACCCGCCCATTTTCATGTACTGTTTATTTCCTAAGCGAGTTAAAAATTTAATTATTGACCAGTTGTGCTACCTGTTGTTTTTGAATAACCAGGGAACGTTTCGGCCATTAACGCATCTAGTGTAAATCCATCTACCAAATCAGATGAAACTGAATATGGTTTACCACCAAATTGTGTATCAACAACTGGATCCATTGTTGTTAAAGTCATAACGTCATTTGAATCAGTCTCGTTGTTAGTGTTTGTACCTAACGTTTTGTTTCCTTCAATCATTGTTCCGTTAGCAAAGGCATAATAGATTTTGTGCTGCTTATCCAATGTTTGAGTAACGGCAATCGCCGCAACGTGGGCTTCCTTTTCACCGTCCACAAAGCCTTTGCTTGCTGTTTGAATTTTACCAAGCAACTTTTGCTTAGCTTCAAATCCTAAATCAAGCATTGTGAATTCAGCCGTTGGATATGAGCGAGCTTTAGTTGAACGCTTAGCCTTGTTATTTGAGTATTGCAACGTTGGCGCAGTACCCAAGTTCTGAATTTGAATTTGAGTAGCACCTTCAGCAGTAGCGTCTTGATGACCGTCTGCTTCATAAATGCCTGTATCACTCAAACCATCGGCTCCTTTTAGTAATTGACCTGTTGCATCGTCAATTAATCCGAAATATGAGGTAACAATACCTTGTGTTGCCATGAATTAATCCTCCAAAATATAATTTTTTTCAAAATAAAAGACCTTAGTGACTTGATTAGTTTTCGGGTCGTTTGTATGTGATTTAGATTGGGCTGTTTTCCAATCATTTTTTTCTAACAGTCTTGCCAATGCTATTTCTGTATCGAGAATTGGCTTAGTAAAGTTAATTCCGTAGAATATTTGTACTTCAACACCATAATTCATGTTTCTAAAACGGTTGTTGGCTCTCTTGTCCAAGTCATCAACCGTTTCAGTCACAAGAACTACTGTCGAGGTGACATTTTTAAGATATTCTTCGTCAATACTTGTTACAAAAACAACATCAGCAAAGCCCATTGATTCTATGAGTTCCTGAACTTCAAAAATGGGTAGTATCATCAATTACCACCTTTCAAAAGCCTTTGATATTCAGCGTATTGTGCCGCTAGCACAGCTTGTCGAGAACTACGCCTAGCATCTTCAACAAAGTGATCACCTGGAATGAATTTTGTACCATCATTTAGAAGTCTTGCAATACGACCATGGTTTATACCTTTTTTGGTAAAACCAACCAAAGAGGTGCCGTCACGAATGTAATCGATGTTTGTTCCAGAAACCTCAATTGAATCAGCTAAGTGGTTTACTTTGCTAGTGTCTTTATGGTTTTCATCATAGTGTTTGGCTTTAGTAATATCATGGAGCCTTGTTTTGTAGACTTCCGCTCCAACTAACGTAATCTTTTGTCTCTGCTTAACGTTAGGAACTAATTTGTTCACATTACGTAGCCATTGATCTAAAGCATCATCAAGTTCCATCAAATGCCCCCAGTGGTTCTTTAGTAATGGTGATGTAGTCAAACGAAACCGGTGTATTACTTTCATCAGATGAAATATATTTGATGTCGTGAACCTTACCCGTTTTTACAAAGCGAACTTTTAAATTCTCTGTAAGGCTCTCATTGTGCCGTACAGCAATTATTTTAGTTTCTTGTATACTTGTTCCAAAAATAGAATCAGATTGCGTAATCGAGCGACTACGAGGCGCATATCGCATTTGTTTAGTAGAAGACACGAAACTAGGTACTTTTTGTCCTGTGTTTTTGTTTAAAACTGATTTAACAGTTCCAAATTCAACTTTTCCAATAAAATTACTTGGCTTTAATTTTCCACTAACCATTTGTCCGACCTACCTTCCATCTAATTTTGTTTAGCATGTACTGATAAGATTTAGGATAAGCAATTTGCTGACCAGATAAAGCACCACGATTGTAGTAATTGAAATCGACTAACGTTCTAACCGCTTGATTAAATATGGGTAATGCGCGATATACTGAAATATCAATCGTACTATCAATCGAACCGATAGCATCGGCTTCAGAATATTCAATTAAACTCTTAAGAACATCATCATCACCATCAATGGCTAAATAGTTTTGCATATCTTCAGCTGTTACACCTGTTGCTGTTGAAGGTGCACGAGGTGAATTCGTTTCATCTGCCATAAGTTACTCCTTATTCGCCGCTTCCTGATGCAGGAGTAGACGTATTAGTGATAAAGTAACCCGCTTTATCATCAGCTTGCTTAACACCAAAGCGGAAAGCGGCTCCTAGATAACGACCATAAATTTTGCTGTCAGCCCAAGCCAAAACGATTTCCTGACGATTAGGCATTAACACACCACGCTTTATGTCACCGATAAATGATTTTTGATCACCGGCACTACCAAATAATTCATCACCAATTACGTATACTGGGACTCCTAGCAACGTCTTTCCAGATGTTTGCGCTAGTGATGCAGTTGATTCTTGGAGCAAGTAACGTCCGTTCTTGTCTTTCAATGTATCAACGGTATTGTAGAATGATTGGCTAGCAACAATAATACGTGCATAAGCTGGATCTAAATCAACGTTCAAAATGTGCTTGATTTGGTCGGCCAATGTATCACTAGTAGTCGACTTAGCAGCAAATGATTGCAGCACTGGTGCAATCAAGGCGTTATAAGTGTTAACCTTCTTTTCACCGATTGATTGACCAACCAATGCTGTCAAATCGACTTGTGTGTCAGCAATTGATTCTTCTGAAAGAGGAATTGCACCACGATAAGTATCGACAGACCAGTCTACTTCCTTGAAAGTAGGTTCAGCTAAAGCTGGGTTTTCTGCTAATTCCTTAACAGAATTGAAACGATCGGTTGCACGTTGCAAAATAGGATACTTACCACTTGGAGTAGTAACTGGTGTCTTGTTAACCAAAGTTGATAAATCAACAACTGAGTTAACTTCAGCAGATGGATCATAGATAATTTCTTCTGGAATCAATACTCCAACTTCTGACGAAGTTACTTGCGAAGCGACTGCATCAGAAATTTTTGCACCACGAGAATGGATAAAATCATTGATACCTTGCTTTTTTGCAGCAAGTTCAGCGGCTTTATTGTCCAAAATATTAGTCTTTTTACCAGGTTTTTTAGGCTCTGGTTCAACGTCTTCAAAGCTCTTGAGTTGAGAGTTCAAAATATCACGGCGTGTCTTAGCGTCCGTTAAGTCATCTTGAGCCTTCTTAATATCTTCTACTGAAGCAGAATCATCTTGAACCATGTTGTTCAATTTAGCATTCAAATCAGATGCCTTGGTGCTAGCGTCACGGAATGCCGATTGTAGTTGTTCTTTAGTCATATTTTTCTCCTTATTTACGTAAAATAGCCAACTTAGCTTGCACGAGTTTGTCGTGTTCACTTGATTGACTATCAGTTGCGTTTGTTTTCAATTTTTGATTTTCACCAACCAAATCTTTGATACGGTTGATGACCTTGCGAGGTAGTACATCGCTAACGGAATTAGTGACCGGCTCTTTATCAAAAGTCATTACTTCATCCACTAAGCCAAGTTCTAATGCAGCATCAGCATCAATCCACGTTTCTTTATCCATCAAAGCAAGGAATTCATCAACAGGGCGTCCTGTTTTAACTGAATACGCCTTAGCTATTGCTCGGTCAGTAGATTTCAGTGCATTAGATGTCTTATCCAGGTCGTTGTGGTTACCACCTGCATAAGTTGATGCATTATGTATCATCAGCTGAGCAACAGGTGAAATTTGAACAGTATCACCAGCCATGGCTATAATGCTAGCAGCGCTATATGCCGAACTTTCAACTTGTGTGATAACTTTACCAGGATAGTTTCGTAACGCCGTGTAAATTTCATTAGCTGCGTCAACTTCACCGCCACCCGAATTGATTCCGATTTCTAAATCAGAACTATCAGTAGGTAAATTACCTAAGATATCAGTTGGAGATGTAACGGTCATGCCTAACCAATCACGGTAAATGCCTGCGTCATCGTCATTGGTTATCATGCCTTTAATATCTAATTTCATTCACTCTCTCCTTTCCCCTGTTTTGATGAAACATAGACAGGTAAGTTATTAGGCAACACACCATACTGCTTTAACATGAATTCGGCTTGTGCTTGTCCCAAGGTTCCAACTTTAACCATGTCATTAATCTGGCTAACACGGGTAGCATCATCGACATATTGCATATCAAGGGTTAAATCTGCAGCGTTCATTTTCAAAGCAATTTCATCAATTTCTGGTGCTACGTAACTAATTAAGTTTTCGTAGTACAAGTTTTTGATTTGTGTGCTGTTGCTGTGCTGGCTTTCTGTACTATTACCACCCCCTAACATGTCTACAGGTACACCAAACGCCTTACTAATCTGATTAGCAGAATATTCAGCATTATTATTCAACGCTTTGAATACATCAGCTTTCATCTCAAATTGGCTGAACGTAGAATTAGAATCCAAAACCATTAACCGGCCATTGTTTGAGCCATTGTTAGCTTTTTCAAACGCATCACGCGCTGCATCAGCATCACCCTGTTCCAACAAAGCATTGCTAATTTGTAGGACAGAAGTCGGCGTGATACGGTTTTTAATTAAGTTCAAGCTTTGGTCTGTACTTGCTGTTGAAACGGTCAACTCTTTAGTCAAGCTTTCTAAAGGCGACATCCCCACAAGATATTGATACGTTGCGTCAGGCATTAGCCTAAAGTGCAATATCTCATCTTGTGTCAACTTTCGTTCAGGGTGATTATTGTATTCAGCCAACGTATAAACTGCACCTTGATTAGCATTGTCAATATCAATACTGATAATCGAAGAAGGTGGTATTTGCTCTAAGTAATCCAAATCCAACGGTACATAAGCATTGCCACTTAATAACAGCTGAATAATCACACCTTGCCAAAATGAAAAGCGACCAATCAATTTTGAAGGTTGATTAAGTCGCTCACTTACATACGAGTTTTCAGTTTTAAACTTGGCACTAGCAATATCACTAGCTATTCGATTAACGACACTAAATATGTCACTATTTTTTAGTGCGTTGGTACCACTGATATAACCAACAGGCAGACCTGCTATCTGTGAAATAACTGGGTCGTATCCATGCGTACTAGGGTACGTTGTGTCACTGATTTTATGTTGTCGATTTCTCGAAGTCATTAAACCCATTCATTTATTCCCTCCTTTCCATATTGAGAATTATCGCCATGGCTATAAACAAAAGTCCTGAAACGATAAAACCAATAATGACATTAAAATAAAAAGCACCGATGTCAATCAGTGCTATCCCTATAATAAATAGTATTGTTGCCAACCAGTTATCAAAAAAATTAGATATACTTTTTATAATTTTTACTGTCATCCAAACATCCTCTTAAAGTAATCTTTCTTTTCATCACGGCTTAAATCGTTGAACGGATTATAATCATCCCCCTTGAAATCTTCAAAGTAGAATTGTGCCCCTGTATGCGCGTTGACTAAGGCATCAGATGTATCAATATGATCGCTTGTTCTGTTCAAACGGTCAATTTTAACTGCACCACCACGGTCTTCAATTAACACCGCATTAGTAAAACCATCAATCAACAATGGGTCATTTAAAATAGCAGCGTTACCGTTAATGAATTGCGCTTGCAAATCTTTAGTCGGATTAGATAATACCTGCGATGTTGGTCTAACGGTAGATACAGGCCATTCATCATGATAGTTTTCAATGCGCTTTAATAACCAGTCAGATAAATTAGGGTCAAGAGCAATCATCTTTACTTTCAAATCATTATCAGCAATAAATTTTTCTAACCAATGATAAACTTGATCTTTATCGATTGTTCCTTCTGGACTTCTTGTTATTTCACACAGCCCCTGCTTTTCAAGTTCACGATAATTTAAACCATCTTGTTTTTCCTTAGCTTCAATCGTTTTAGCTTGTGCAAAAGGAATAAAACTGAATTGTTTACAAAAATATTTATCACTGTTCACTTCACGATAAGGAAAAACAAATCCAAACGAAGTATTGTCATTGCTTTGACTACCATCAAAACCGATATAAACATCACGTCCATAAATATCAAAATCATCAATGATATTCTTCTGAATATTTTCAAGAGATAAATAACTATTTTGGAACTTACGGCTCCAAATATTCAATGATTTATTAACAAACGTGGCAAGCTCACCACTTCTATCAGCATCATCTCTATCTTTGATAAGACTAGTAAGGGCTGACTTGTAATCAACTTCATTCACCTCATTCAAATTAGGATTTGACTTACCCCATGTGTCAGGTTCAAATACCTCATTTTCACTATCTTGCGAGTAAATCATCTGAAAGGTATCATCAGCTTCACGTAAACTATCTTGTTCAATAATTTTTCGCATTAAGTCTTGATCTTTTTTGAACTTGACTTTAGCATTTGGATAAGCTGTTGAAATTTTAACGAACATACGATTTTTAATCCCGTTCTGTCCGGAAGTTATTTGCCGCAGTGTTTCATTTTTATCGGGTTTAAGATTACCTATTTCATCATAAATCGCAATAACGTTGTGGAATGAATCAAAACCACCTCCTTCAGATGTTCCCTTACGAATAGTATTTTTATTAATTCTTCCAATCACTTGTTGTGTTTGTGCATCAACGTCGTTCTCTTTAGCCCATTCTCTGAACTCTGGTAGCTTAATCAGTTTTTTCGCTTGAATCGATACATCGTTGAATAACTTAGTGGCATGTTCACTATCATAGCTTGCAACAAGAAAATCTTGAGATGTTGCTTCAGCAGCAACCATGAAATAGTAAAAATTCATCAACATTGAAGCGATAAAAGTTTTGCCTTGACGTCTTGCTTCACTGAAGTTAACAGTGGTAAATCTAGTCCCATTTTCTTCTGTACGCCATCCCAGTACACTATCTAACACAAACGATTGATTGATGTATGGTTTCAAATTAACTTTAAAATTATCGGGATTAGGAAGCATTCGAGTAAAATTTTCAATCATTGTGACGTAGTCAGTATCATAGTGGTAAGGAAAGTCACTATTACGTTGTCTTCCTAAATCTTGTAAATGTCTAAAACAAGCTAATTGCGCATCCCTACCAGTCACATACTTACTAGTAAACAAAACATCAAAAGCATATTGAGTAGCTGGATCATTATATTTATCTAAATAACGCTTGTAACGTCTTTTTTCTGGTTTAACAGCGCTTTTAATGTCTGTTACACCTACTAAATTAAATGTCTGCACCAAATCTCACCAACCTTAAATTATCTTGCTCATTTTCCTTAATGCCAATATCACTCGGAACTAATTGACCCGCCCTTGCATCAAATGATAGCCCCAAGTCAACGGCCAATGATTTCAAGGTCTTGATACTATCATTCATTATTGAATAAGCAGGATTTTTTTTGCTAAAATCAATTGCTTTATTCCCTTCATCATCAAAGTTATAAGCAAATATACCGTTTTCTGAAACTTCTTTTTCAGCGACTCTATAAGTCATGTATGACGAACAAAAAGCTTCTAGATTGACTGTATCAATTTGTTTTACAGTCCCTAGTTTTCGTAACTCTGGAACCAATTTGCGCCACAGTGCTCGTCCAACATCATTTAGGTGACCAGGAGCGGTATCTTGCAGTTCATTAAGCTCGTGTTGCTTTTCTTGAAATTCTTGATTGCGTTCTCTTCTATCCGCCCGCAACCCTTCATCTGTTCTTGTTGTTCTTTTTCTTCCAGCATTACGTTTGTTTGCCACAAGATATCCTCCTTTCTATTAAAGTTTGTGCTATACTTAAAACATATTAACAACACGTTAAACGTTGATAAATCAATGTTTCAAATTATAAAATAGCCCATTCAAAAAGTTTTAATTTCGTCATTTGCAAAAAATGAGGACGCCACCTTGTGACGCTCCCTCCGTTTGCCCCCACCCGGGGGTATTTTTTATTTGTACCCGAATAATAATCACATATAATGTTAAATTAATCTTTAAAAGCCGTACGATTAAACTAGTCTCTAATTTTGTAACGTGTTAAGACGTTTTATTGCATTTACGAAAGCAACTCCTTGATCTTGATTATCTCCAAACGGAATGATTTTCATGTTCTTTTTCTTATTCAACAATTTCAATCTAATCAAATCGTTTGTTAGTTGATTATCTTTGTTGTTCGTTCTGTTCTTCATATCAATTCCTTTCGTTGATGAACAATATCTTGTAATGATGAACAACCAATAACTAATGATGATAAGTAAGTTCATTACCAAATGTTAAACAACATCAATCATCTTTATTTTCATCATGTCGTTTAATCGAATCCAATATCCATTGTCTTACTTCATCTTTACTCCATGACTTACTGGTGTCTATGTTCTCTAGGAATAAGCCGTCAGTATATACATCGTCCTCAAGCATACACTTGTACCAGTGACACCTCTTACATATTACCCATAGGTTATCCTTGTCCAGTTGCTTACGCTTATCTATCTTTCTGGGGATGATATGATCTACAACTAAGTAACCTTTGGTTGTACTCGTACGTCCACAACACTCACACGTGAACATAGCCTGTTGCTTGAGTCCTGCTGATAGATGTTTCCACGTCTTGTTATGGTAGAACTCATTAGCTTCCTTGTCACGCTTGTTAGCGTTGTACTCACGTTGTTGTCGCTTACGTTCATAAGATGACTTAGGTTTGAACTCTGGTTTAGGTCGATACATCGCCTTGTGTATCTCACAGTATGGATTATCTTGTGCATAAGGTATGGTATTATGACAGTCAGGTTTACGGCATATCTTTACTCTAGCCATACTTACTCCTTAAATTTATGTATACAAAAAGCCCAACTCAATTTAATGAGCTGAGCTTATATCACTTGAACAAACTCCAAACGCTTTTCGTTGTCTTGTGATAAACGCTATTCTTTACTGACTTGCTTGGATTGGTTATGAAGCCAGTTCCTTTCTTGCCATACGCAGGATTAATGGCTGACTTAACTGCTCGCTTAGCACGTCCGGTTGTTCTAGCACTGATAGACTTTTTGATTGATGGTGTTCTCATTCCAAACTTCATATACTCATACCTCGCTTTATAACTACATTATAGTTCTTCTTGAAAACAGTTGCATAACGTCCTCCTCATTCACTGCAAAATAAAAAGCGCTCATGCGCTTATTGATTAACTTATTTAGATATAACTTTGTCAACTGCTTTTGCAATAATTCTATTTTGATCAGTTATAGTTTCATTTAATTTTTTAAGTCGATACTCTTCTGTGTAGTGCCCATCACTATAAGTCGTTGGATAATTTTTCTCATCAATTGAATAGCTATCTATATACATTTTTTTACTAAAATGCTTTGTTCCAAAATTCGCTTCGTACGTTATTGTAAATTTTCTATCCGTTACGTATTTTATAGTTGCATCTTCACCAACTGCTATCAGGGATATTATCTCTTGATTAGGCGCTAATGGAAAATTTTTGAATTTAGTAAATCCATTTGGATCTAATGTCTGACGACCTGTTTCAGATTCAAACAATGGTGTTATTTCAATATTTTTTATCCATCCTATACTACTACCATAATTTTTAATTTTTAGCTCGGTATTAAAAAATCCGTTTTCATGATGCTTGTGTAAGGAAATGAATATTATGGGTCTATTTTTTTCTCGTTCATCAACAAATTTCGCATATAAATTTATAATAAAGCTTATTGTAGCAATGATTACTGGTACCCCTATTGACAAAAGCACTAACCAGTTATCGATTGTAAATTTATTAAATATATCAAACATATCAATCCTCCAATAGCAGTAATTATACTACTAGAGAAACGTAGGTTGGATTAGAAAATAAAAAAACACAAAATATATTCTTGTAATTCAACGGTGTCATTTAATTACTTTTTAACTTCTAGAGTCTTCCCACAATTTAAGCAAACCAATGTGTTTTTCTTTCCTTTTTTGCCAGCAAATCCAGCCGCACCACCTGCAATGAAGCCCAATCCACCAGTCATCAACCCCAATCCAACGGATCCAGCTACTGACTTGCCAAATGAATACTTTTTAGAATTGTCACCGGCTAGTTGAAAATCGTGCCCTCCACAATTCTTACAAGTTATTTGTTTTTGTTCTTGAAGTTTAGACGCACGCTCTTTTTGTTTCGCTTCTCGTTCGTTTTGATTTTTTTCTTTCATTTCAGACAGCGCCTCATTTAAATCTACATCAGACTTTATGTCTAGACGTTCACGTTTTAATGTATCAAGGGCATACTTATTTGCTTCAGGGTTTTTGAATGCCCATTTACCAGATTCCCAAATTGACATTGCATTATATTCGTCCCAGTCAAAGTGCAAACGCTCTTCTACGTCCATATTACGATATTCAATTGATGGTATCTTCTTTTCCATTTATTTTCTCCTAAATTTAAATACAGTTTAATTTTAGCAGAATATTAAAAAATTGTACTTATTAAAAAAACAGCATAATTTCACATATCATCATTATTCAACCTCATAAGTAGCCAACAACCTTTCTTTACCAAATTCAAGCAACTGCAAATGCTTACGTCCCATAGTATAACCGTTAGCTTTTTCGTATGGATCATTAGGTTTTGCTGTCCCAAATTGCCACATCATGACACCGTCAACATCGGTTTTCTTTTCTGTGTGAAAATGTCCGCTTGCAACCATACGATACTTTGAATGTGCCCAAATGTCAGGATATTCATTAGCAAACAACATCGGCAAACGTTTCAAAGCTAAATTACCGTGAGCCACCATGATACCGACTTTATCAAAACTAAATGCTAGCCTTTCCGTGTTCAACTCATTATCAAACTCAACCTGTGGATATTTTTTAGACATCCCCCAAATAAATAGATATTGACTATCAGTATCATGATTACCAGACACAGCCTTAACCTCAACTGTGGGTGAATACTGTAAGCTCATTTCAATGATTGTACCGATGAATGATTCAGCTTCATTCAATGCTTTAATCGTCTTCACGTGATCTAATTGTGTGTTGCTGGCTGTCTGTGTTTTAGTAATGAAATCACTATGTAGCACATCACCGCCAACAATTATTTCCACACGCTTATAACCCTTTTTCAGAATGTTCCCAATCTGATTAATATGACTTTTTAACATATTCAATTTAGTGATACCAAAGTGTAAATCAAACAGGCTAATCACCAAAGACGTCTCACCTTGCTGGATATTTTTCACTTCAATAGGTTTAACATTACGATTCAACGCCTCAATTAAATCATCAACATTGAATTTAACCACGCGCGGTTTAACAGTAATCTTTGATTGATACAAATCAACTGGATCACTATCCTTACTACCCATTTGCCAAAAATTGTTTTTTAGTGAAATGATGTCCCACTTAGTTGAATCAAAACCGTGCGCACGTAACACAAAATCAGGATCTTTTGCCTGTTCACTAGTCATTTGAATGCGTGTGATAGATGTTTGAGAACCATCTTGATTGATGACGATTTCAGTACCACGTTTTACATCTTTCACTTTGCTCGTATTCTTTTTCAATTTGTCATATCTACTGCTAGTATGACCGGTTGATAGGTATCGTGAAACAGTCCGTCTACTTAAGTTGACACCAAATTCATCAAACAACTTTTGAGCTATTTTGCTAGATGACAAACCTTGCTTACCTAACTCTGTAACCCTATTTTTATGTTCATCCGTCCATTTGATATTGGCCATCACTGCCACTTCCTATCATCATAAAAGGCATCTTTGCGCTTGTCTGTATTCGACTTGCGTTTAGATGCTTTGTTTTGTTTCCTGCTATATTGTCTTTGCTTGTCAATTTTGCGATAGATGTTTAATTCATCATCACTAGCGACAAGTCCATAATCTTTATCGATTTTCATACAATTCTCTTTTCAAATAAAAAGCACCCGTTAAGGTGCGTTATGTACGAGCAGCAGGCAAGCCGCTCATTAAGTTGTGTTTGCGTTTCCGCAATGACAGGGCAAGGATTTGCACCTTACAAACGATATTTCTAACCCAGTTGCTCATGTAAGGTACTGGAGCGGTCTGTTCCGCGACCTGTCATAATGATAGATATTTCAACCTATCTATTTTACATTACCACTAATCCTTGTTCCTGCAAGTGTGTGCAACGTCGCTTTAGGGTGCGATAACCCATAACGTAAGTCACGCCGTAGCATGTGTGAACGATTCTCTCAATCATTCGATAATACCAATTTACACCCATTTTTATACATAAAACTGCATAAAAACCGCAGTATTATAGGACTGCACCTAATATATGCTTAACCTCTACACGCCAAGACATTGCGGTTCTTTCAGATATGTGAAACTGCTGCGCTACCTTTACCCATGTGACAGACTTGCTTGCATAATAATACGCAACTACTTTCTGCTTGTCTGGCTCAAACGTGGCTATCCAGCGCTCAACGTCTTCCTTTTGCTTTTTGAGACTGTTAAGGTATCTATCCTGCTCAATTCGTATCACCATGTCATCAACTGGACGTGTGTGTTTATTCTGTGCACGACCGCCACCTATATTCTCATCAACTTCTTGACTGTCATACCGTATCGTTTCTATACGCTGTTTAATTCTTAATTCGAGACGACCAGAGAAGTAGTCTCTCAAAATGCTATCTACTCTATCCGCCAATTTTCTCCCCTCTTTCTACATGTTATAATATTAAAAACGTTAGGGGGCATTATGACTTTATTACTACTTCACGCTTTAATTCACTTTATGATTATTCTATTGCTGATCACTCTTCTAATCGGCTTTTTAATACATAGCCGTGGCACAAAAGTAATTTCTATTTTTGGTATAACGATACAGATATTGATACTTGTCTTTATAAATCATTATTGAGTTGAGTCACACCTTGCTCCTTTACCTATTCGTCAACTATCTTGATTGTTTCTGGGTGTACAAACGCACTCATTAAAATATCAATATTAATATTCTTTTCGTTAACCTTTTGTACTTCTTTCATAAAAACAAAATTTTTATGAGGTGTTTCGCGCCCTTTCCCATCAAACAATAGTCCCTTACGCTGTTCTTTAGTCATCTCAACAGTTGGCGCATATTCTTGTCGTAACTGTTCTAATAAGTCACGCATTTCACTGCTCCAAATTGTTCTTGGTTCTAATTCATTCAACGCTTCATCAAATGTCATTTTCTCTCTCCATAATATTTCAAGACAATATAAGTAACTGCGACCATTGCTGACAATAACATGCCAAACTCAATCGCATGCTGTAAGTTGTGTCCTATTTCAATCATTGTCGCCCTCATCTAATAACTCTTTGGCTAGTGTTCGTATTTCATTTTCTAGTGACTTCTTTTTTTCATCTAGGATTTGGTCGACTTCTGATTTTGAAAATTCCAATCGTACGTGCTCAATCTCGACAAAACACCAATCACGCTCAATTGTTTTGTTTTCAATATCTAACAACTTATTCATTTCTCTTCGTTTGTCATTCAACGTATTTAAAATATTTGTTGCCTTGTCAAAATCCATCACTCGTCCTCCACTGGTAACTGCACCGTTTCTGTTAGTGGGTTAGTCATTACCTAATACCTTTGTGCCGTCAATATAAACAGCCCCTTTCCAATCAGTTAGTCTTGATTTTACAGCCAATTTAATAACGCTTTGATAGTTCAAGGGAAACGTACTAAAATCAGGCAGTGGATACATATTTGCGTCATATCCAAGAAAATACAACTCGTCTTTATTCGTATTTTTTTCATCTAGTAAAAGTTCAACCGTTTTGAATCCCTTGAACAAAGATAATCCACCTTTATATTTTTCGAGTACAGTCTGTTCAGTCATCACTTATCTCCTCCGTGTAAAAACTCATGAATATCATTGCCGATATCATCTGGACTGATACGGTCGGTGTCGTTGACTTTGACGTATGTTTCTTCAAAAATATCCGGCTTGCAAATTTCAATTACACCAAAAACACCTTGGATAATGTAGTCTCCACTTCTAATTGTGTGATACTCATCAAGTATTAGTAGCCTTAACAACTTTCCATATTTGATTGCTTTATCTGTTTTAACTAATTTCTTAAACCAATCAGGATATTCACTAAATGTCGTGTCGGATTTCCACTGAAATGCTTCGACCATTACTGGTTTTTTCTGGTATTTTGTCATTTTATTTTCCTTTTTTAGTGTTTAAAATTCTAAACTGATGTATATTTAATTTAATAAAAAGTTTAGGAAGTGATTTTTAATGTTAAAAGATTCTTTTGACGTCACATTTAGAGGCGGCAGTAGTTATAGAACTTATTTTGAAATACCTAATTTGTGCCCTCACTGCGGAGAAAAAATGAGCCCTCGTTATTGTTACGGTCTATCTAGACAAACTCATGACGATCGTGACGAAAATAATGCGGTAGGATTATTGTTACAGTGTGTTAGTTGTGAAAAGTATTTCGCTAGAATGTTTTTATTGAATCAGTTTGACGTCAATGGTGCTCCTAAAGAAATAGAGTTGTCGTATAATCCACCTATCAATGCTAATATTCCTGAAAATATTGGTACAATTTCCGATAGTTTTTCAAAAATTTATACGCAGGCTCTTCAAGCTAAGCAGGCCGGTTTAGACCAAATATATGGAATGGGTTTGAGAAAAGCTTTGGAGTTTCTCGTTAAAGACTTTGGCATATACTTACATCCTAAAGCTGCAGATGATATCAAGAAAAAACAACTCGGCTATGTTATCGACAAATATTTCACAGAATTCACCGCTATTACTGCACTATTCAAGGCGGCAACATGGATTGGTAACGACGAAACACATTATGAACGCAAACATCCTGACAAAGATGCCGAAACAATAAGAAGATTTATATCAGCTACCATGTTACAAATTTCAAGCCGCCTAACATCAGATGAGGCAATGCTTATGATCAAAGAATCCGCAAAGCCTGAAACAAAATCTTAATTGTCTTTGAATTCATATCGATAGTTTCCTTTTGGGTATCTATTAGTAAATTCAAAATTTTATTTTCCTCGACTAGCTCTTCGTATGAAAGTTGGTCTTTTTTATTTTCTAATTTTTTCATCTAATCACCATTAAATTACTTCCTCAAACCAACGACTATTTGCGTCTGCCTTGACTTGATATTTTTTATTGTTGATAACAATAACGTCCCCGTTGCTATATCCTAAAACCGTTACTTCATTTCCATTCGCTAAAAATATTGAATTTATTTTCATGTTAATCACCCTTCCTCATAAATACATAAAACATAGCTCCATCAAGACCAAAAATAATTACGTATGTCACTGCTAATTCAAAATTGATAACCATGAACAATCCAGCGATAACGCTAATTAGCATTAGCAAGATAGATATTGTTAGTCCTGTGATTTGTAGTTTTCTCATAAAATTACCTTACCTTTATTAATTTCATAACCCATTTCTTTGGCATAACCATATATCGATGATTCGTTACAGCCAGATTGTTTAGCGATTTCATGAACGTCTGTAACGCCAGCTTTCGTCAACTGTTTAAACTTCACTACTCGTTTTTGCTTGGCTTCTGACGGCGTTTCTTCTGGCGCTTCCACGAGCCCTTTTTCAATTAACTTTCTGCGCTTGGCATATATTTGAACAGTAGTTTTACCAATCGCGTTCGAAATTGCCCTGAATTCTTTACCTTCATCAAGCATAGAAATTAATGTTTCCGTTTGTTTATCGCTCCAGTGGCTTGAATTTTCACCGCCTGGTTCTATTTTTAATTTTGACTGCATCCACTCGGCAGCCATGTCAAATCCGAATTTTCTTTCCTTGTCACAAAATTCAGCTGCATAGTTCGTCATTATTATTTCTCCAGTTCGTATATCTCCAATCGCGGGTTATCTTTGTCGATATAAAAATCATGATCATATCCGTTGATGTGTTTGATATTGTCGTTCCCTAAAAACGTCACCCCTCGCACGTTTGCCTTTTGCATGCCGTCGAATATGAACTTCTTTATGAAATCCCAATTATCTGGGTCAATTCGTCCGTCTGCTAAATACCAGTCAAATTTCAATTTACAAGGCCAATTAAATATAATGCCATCAACCATGGCTTGTTCAACTATTCTTTTAGCATATAACGTCCCCTTCTTTTTCAATCCGGAACCCGCATATCTATTCGTTCTTTCTGCATTTATATACTTATTCAAAGTTTTATCTCGGTACTGCTCAATATTGAAATAAATTTTATTGTTATTCATCTTCTAACTCGACCATTTCTAACCTCCCTTTGGTTTTGTATTTTTTGTCAGATACAAATCTATTGACATAAGACGGACGTGTCATGAACATTAAATGGTCAAATTTTTTTCCCGTCTTTCTAGCAATTTCTCTAGGCGTTCCATCTGCAATAAATTCATCGCCTTTGTACAATGCCCAGACTCTTTCTGATTTCGCTTTTATCTTTGTTGCCATCTCTATACCTCCTTATTCGCTCTCTCGTTCACAGAAACCGTTTTATTTGACGTTTTAAATGTTCTTTAGTGTATTTATACCTAAACAGTGTTTAACGGCTTAAAACGTTTTTTTAACGCCTATTTAGTGTTTAATCTATGAACCTCTGCAATTCGCTCATCTATCTTGATACCTGTCAGGTGCTCCCTTTGTAAGAATGTTTCAACTCCTAGCGAGTGCGCCATCTGGTGATGCTCTCGACATAATTGCACCGCTCTGTGTTTCAAATGGTTAGTCTTTCGCCTGTCTACCCCTTGACCAATCGTGTCTAAATGATGTAGGTCGCTAGGTCTCTTGCCACATATCACACAGCACTTGTTCATTAGGCACTGATATTCCCAGTGGGCTATTTCTTGTGTTTCAAGTTCGTTCAGTGGTTTCACACTCAAAGCAATGTTGTGAAGCGCCGTATAATCTAGCAGCATGTTGATAAACTCGTTTGTGTCCGACTTGTTGCCTTTGACTGCGCTCAGGCTAAACTCGCCAAAGTCTAAACCGTGGTAATACTCGTACATGCCGTAAAAATGTCTTCTTGTGCTTTCTACGTTTTCTAACCACGCTCCACCTACTTGTGACAACCAAACATCATTTAGTAGCGCAAACGCAAATCTACGCTGTTTTGGTGTTGGCTCATTATCATCACTAGCTATCACTGATAGAACTTGTTGATTATTAGTGGCGTGATACTTCTGCAAGGTATGCAAATCATCATCACTCATTCGTAATGTGACTAACCCTTTGTCTGGATCTAGCTTATTCACTTGTCCAAATAATTCAGTCACTAATCATCCTTCTCGATTTCCTCTATGCCCCAATTCCAAGGTTCACTATCAACGCACATGCGCTTTGCTAATGCGTACTCCACATCATCAAACTCCGTGAACACTCTTGGGTCTCGCATAATCACTCTGTCGTTTTCCGTACAAATCATTTGATAACTCATTCTCGTACATCGTCCAATCCGTCAAACACAACCGTGTTCTCTGCTTTTTTTGTAATCAATCGGCTAACAATCTTCTTGTTGTACATACGTTCCAAGTCGCCTCTATCGTTGTTTGTTGTCACGATAGTGCTGTAACGCTTGTTGCCGTCTTTATCTTTCACTTGCCTTGCTTCAGCAACTCGAAACCAGAACTGCTGTAACCTTTCAGTGGCACTACCTTCGTTTTTCATACCACCAGCCTCAGAACCAAAGTCATCAAGTATCAACACATCAACTTCACGCATTGATCGCTCAATGTTTTTTATCTTGATAGCTGCTTCGGTGTCGTTGAAGTCATACATAATCAACTCTCGTAAGTCCATAACGCTAACAAACATGCTCAACTTATTCGAGTGTTGTTTCAGTGCATCAATAATTGCTAACACCATGGCTGTTTTACCGGTACCAGCTTCACCATAGAACAAGACGTTGAAGTTACTATCAAACATTCGCTTAGTGATATCCGCTGACTTCTTCCAAATATCGTGTGCTAACTTTTGATTCGGTTGCACTTTTGGATTCCACTTCTGAAATGTAAATGTCTGCTCACCGCTAGTTCCCCAAACACTATCTCGTTTATAGATACGTGACCTATTCTTGATTAGCGCTTGTCTAACTCGTTCCTGGTCTTCACGTTCAACCTTTTCTCGCCACGCTTGCAGTTCTTCATCGCTAACCTTGTTCTTGGTAAAACGTTCATCGCTTTCTAACATGTCTTTGAGGCTATTCATCTTGTACCGTAGCCTCCGTTCTTCATTGCTGGTTTACTAGTCACCTGATTCTCGTTCAAGTAACTTTCAAACTTAGTACCAAACAATGTTTCAGGTCTTAGATACTGTTTCATTTTTTGATCTGTTAACCATTGCTTGCTTTTAACATCAATCACAGTTTTAAAATTATCTAAACTAAACCCTTCGTTAAATCTTGCTTTGATTAACTTTTTAGTTTTAGTTCCACTACTTCGATACTTACTTCCAGTCTTTTCGTTCAAATAATTAACAACTTCTTTGTAAGGGAGTTGGTCGGGTTCTTCAGAACCGGACAATATATCTTTTCTATCCTTACCTAACCTATCCTTACCTAACCTTACCTGTGTCAACGTTTCGTCGACGGCTCGTGGACGTTCTGTATACGTAACCAAATCTTGTCGTTCATATTGGCCTGACTTATTAATTTGGAGCTGTTCTAGTTCGTTGGGATACATAGTTTTGTTGTACGTATCCTTACGAATATAGTTGTGAACACGCCAATCTTTTATCACCACAACACCGTTTTCAAAAGGTAATAAAAATTGTTTCGCAACTAACAGCTTTCTATCGTCATCACTAGACCCAATCATTCTTTGAATTGTTTTGGTGTTATCTATAAAACCGTCATCGTCTGCATGCATATTTAAGTGAAAATACAACGCCTGTGTTGATAACGGCATATCAAGAAAAGTATCTGTGTCGGTAACTTTTTTACTAAACATTCTTCTTTGTGCCATGTATCACCTCTTAGAATGGTAGGTCGTCGTCACTGATATCTAATGGACTACTTCCTTTTGAGGCGAACGGATCAACATCAGCAACGCTAGTGTTGCTTGATTGATTAGATTGTGGCTGTTCTCCTCTTGGCTCTAATAGGTCAAAAGTAGATGCGTTTAGTTCATTGACGTAAACTCGCTGACCGGCATTATTTTCATAGTTACGTGTCTGCCATTCACCACCTAATCCAACCAGTGAGCCTTTGTGTGTAAAGTTTGCAAAGTTTTCCGCTGCTTTGCCCCACATGGTGAAATTGATAAAGTCTGCCGTTGGCCCGTCTTGCTGTTTAAATCGGCGATTAACTGCCACCGTTCCACTACCGACCGCTTTGCCAGATTGTGTGTAACGTAATTCAATACCCTTAGTTAATCGTCCCGTTAAATTAACTTGGTTCATTTGTTTTCTCCTCTAACTGATTCATCTTTGCCTTGTATGCGTCTAGAATGGCATGACCTTGACCGTACTGCTTAGCTTCCTTTGCTATCTGCAATACTTGCTCTTTTGAATTTGCATTCATAATTTCAACATTGAAATCTCGTGACTTGACTTCCTCTTTCTTTTTGAAAGCCTGTTGCTCTAGTTCTAACTCATCGACATCAATATCAGCAATTCCAAATAGTCCCTGTAGTGCATACTTGCGTGAGTAACTGCTAACGGCTCCAGTCCACTGTGGCTCGCTCATTTGCTTTCTCTCACCTTTTTGAGTGTTCAGCACTGGAACATCTGCTAACTCTGCAAATGCACGGCTACTACGCTTATCTGTGCCGTCTGTTACCTCCGCAATAGACTGGATAAAGATACGATTTGCAACCGTCACGATCTCATCATTCAAAGCAATTTCCCAACCGCTATCTAAAGTTTTGAACGTTTGCAAAATCTGTTCTGCACTACGATATGTGTACTTAACTTGTTGACCTGCCTGCTTCTTCAAATTCATGTGGTTTTGCAGTTCAACGAACGTCATTTTATTACTCATACTTCACCCTCTTCTGTGTGGCATAGACAACGACTTTGTCTAGATCATCTTGAATTTCTGTACCAAATTCTTTTTTGAGTTTGGTTGGTGATTTCACTTCCACAGAAGCCCAACCGTACTTTTTGACAAACGCCTTTTTAATCTTTTCGTCATCTTGTGCAAGTGACTGGGTTTTGCTTTCGCCATAAGTGATGTGCTTAAACTGTGAACCGCTGTCTAAACGCTCTTTAAGCTCCTTATCGACCTTAGAAATTCCGTTTTTCAGGTGCTTGATTAGATATACCAAGTCTTCCAGCTGGTCGTTATCCAACTCTTGCAATTTCTCTTTGTCGTTCAAAAGACTAAGTCCAAAGTTCTGACCGAAATCATCAATGATTGTTATTTCATTTGCCATAATCAATCTCCTGATTCTAACTGTGCTAATTCTTGTTCGAGTTCTTCTACGTAATCTTGGCAACCTTGAATTTCGTCCAATGCTGCATCACGTTCTTTGCATAAGTATTCAATTCTGCTCTGCTTTTTTCGCCATGCTGAACTTTCAACATCTGGCTGATAATGATCTAACGTATCTTGTACCATTTGCATTTACCTCGTTTCTTGATATAATCGAGGTATAAATTATTTTTGAGGACAATTTATACCTACTGCGCTTAGCCAACTCCAATTGTGCTAAGCGTTTTTCTTTTGTTAGAAATACTTGTTTGAGCTATTCTTACCGCCCATTGCTTCGAGTCTGCGTTGATTTTCGATCCGTTCACGTTCCTGTGCTTCACCTTGTGATAAACCCAGTACGAAAACTAATCCTAAAACGATGATTAATGCTACTACTTGTAAAAACCACATTATATTTCTCCTCTGATATATTCGTGTACCGTTGCTTCTTTATTGATTTGTCGCAAGTTATGGATCACTTCACCTAGTTCGTATGCAGTTGCATCTAATTCTGCAACTAAGTCGTCATCTGGAGAACATGATGCTAAATCAACCGCCACTGTTACTGATTCGTTCAACTTACCAATCAAAATCTCTAACTTTGGTTGTTCAAAATCGTTCATTACTATATTTTTATTCATGGTTTTTCCTTATGCTGCCTGCAAAAACTTATTAATAAAGTATTGCTGTCCCTTACCAGTTACCTTTGGTGTCTTAGTCGTTACGTTTACCCCATTTGAGTTGATGTGGTTATGTTCCTTTATTTCAAACAATCCCATTTCCATGCTCTTTTGAGTTGGCATGTTGTAATCTGTTCCCTTACGTCGAATTAGATAACCATTATCACGCAACCAAGTAAATAATCGGTTAGCACCTGTATCAATGCCATTCTGTTTCAGTAGCTTTGCTAGTTCACCAACCAAGATGCTGGTTTGACTTGCACTCACCGCGTCAGCGAACAATGCTTTGGGCTTCATTTCAGCAATAATCTTGTCCTTATGTTCAAGTAGTTGTTGCGAAGCTTTCAAACCCAACGCCATCTGATAAGATGGATCACTTGCTAATTGCTTGTAACGCTCCTCGACTTGGATAAAGTAATTACGTACTTGTTTACCTTTTTCGTTACGTTGTAACATTGCAATTTCTTTTGCAGTACTAATCGTTAGATTATATTCAACGCTTGGGCGACCACCGTTTGAGGTTTTACTCAAAAATGAGTAAAAGTCTACGTCCTCTGTAAAACCATATTCAATCATTCTAGTAATCCAGTCATTGAACCGTGCTTTAACATTCAACGCTTTGTGTAAATCACGAGCGCTTACTTGCGCTTCGCCTTGTTCGTTTTGATTAATTTTGATAATTTCTTCCATGTTGTTTACCTTCCGTAAAATTTAGTATTCTTATCTATCCATTCTTGGACTGCCTTTTTCGGATAACCGTCTTTCATGTTTGGTTGTTCGATGTAGGGAAACCCATCTGAATAGATATAGTTATTAACGCTGTTTATGCCAACTCCTAGAAACTGAGCCAACTCTGTTTTATCCATGACTTCTGGTAATTGACTCTTGTGGACAAACCTTATGATTTCATCTAGTTTTGCAAGTAGCTGTGTTACCATCTGATCACTTCCTTTCTAATGTTTGTTTTGTGCTATCCTTTAGTTATCAGCAGTGACGTGCTGAAATAAATGAAAGGAGTTTGTTTATGCTAAATATAAATAAAATGAAACAATTTGAATATGCTCTGGCTGTTTTTACAGAAATGAGTAAGAAACGGTATAAGTTTATATTTGAATACAACGGGAAACTCGCAACCGCAACATTTCTTAGCCCATTCATAACTTTCCCGGTTTCAGAGAAGTACAATGAAAAGTTCAAAAGAATCGAAACCCGAACGGAATGGGATAGCACAGATTATGACTTAATAACATTACGTCATATTATTTTTGAAAAAATGAAATCAACAGATGCTTTTTCAAATTCATTTTCTATTCCGAATTTAAGCGATATGGTTAATGCAATTTACGCATTGATTGATACTCTGCCTGAAGATTTACTCCCTATTAACAACTTAAATTTGGCGACAAATTTGACATTTTTAGAGACTGATATGCATTTTGATTTCTATCGTTTCCCTAATGATTCATTATTCAACGTTGTTTCTGTTCAAGAGCTGGATAACTAATTTTGGGTTCGAACATCTGAATGTCTTTCAAAGTTTTTTCAAGCTCAACAGATTGATGTTGAGCTTTTTTTATTAAATTAGTTAAGTTATCCAAATTTTCGATAGCCACTTCTATTATTGCTTTTGCCATGTTTCCACTTCCTTTCTAAATATCTTTAAATCCGAGAATTTTCGCTGCGCGTTTCTGAATTTCAATATCCTTTGGTGTTGAGTTTCCTGCCAACGCTCTACTAACTTGCGCCGGCGATACGCCAAGTAATTCTGCTAGTTCGACTTGCTTCATACCCCGTTCCAATAAAGATACTTTGAACTTTATTTTCACTTTGGATGAAGCACTTTCTAGTTCTGTCATCTGTAACCTCCTGTGTAATTTATTCATCAAGTTATTGACAATTATTTACACAATGTGTAAAATAAGTGCATACGAAATAAGCCACAAATTGCATATCACCTAGTAATCAGACCGCCAAGTTAGATTTACAAGTGTTTGTTTTTTGTTGCTCAATTACTTGATGAACTTATTATTACACATAGTGTTATTTAATGCAATAGTTTTGTGTGTTTTTGTGTAATTTTATTTTTGTCATCATCAAAGGATGCTGATATGACAACGTTTGAAAGAATAAAAAAAGTTTCAAAAACTAGAGGTATGAATCTGAAACAAGTAGCTATTGCTTCTGGATTAAGTGAAAATGCAATATACAGATACAATCAAGGTGTTGAACCAAGTGGACCCGCTATTAAGGCAATAGCAGATACTCTTAATGTTTCAACAGAGTATTTGTTGGGGATTGATGAAGATACTAGCTTAACCCAAAAGAAAAAAGTAGATATTTTAGACGATGAAACGATACTAGCTTTTGACGGTATGGAAATTGAAGAATCTGAAAAAGAAAAGTTGCGTGATTATGCACGCTATATAATTTCCTTGCGTGAAAAGGAGAATAAATGAACAAAATATTTTGCTATGATTACGTTTATCCAGACATAGTGAATGCGCTTGAATTAAAAGCCAAAAATAGCGGTACTGTTTTGATATTAGCCGATGATTTATTAAGCCATGTCCCCGACACCGCTTTAATAAAAAACAAGGCAATCATAATGAATATGAATTTTCAGGTAAATGTTGACTATTGCTACCGATTAGCTCATGAACTTAGTCATATATTATATGGTGATCACGATGCGCAAGCAGTTTACCAATTTAGTGAATACGGGAAACGTGGTGAAGAATTATTAGCGCATCGAAATGCAATTAAAATGTTAATGAAAATAAAAGCGCCTAGTAATCCAAATAATTTTATGAACTACTATCACATTCCAGCTTGGCTAGAAAAAGATGTGATTAGAACGTTTAAAGAAGTCATAATTATTAATTAAAATATTATATGTGCTAAGCAATCACAATAAAAGGTTTTTGGAGATTGAGAGATGAAAGAAAGAAAAGTATTAGGTATACTTTCTATTGTTTTTGGTGGTTTTGGACTCTTGTTATCATGGATTCCTATAATCAATAACTTCGCGTTTTTCCTAGGTATAGTTTCATTAATATTAGGAGTTATCGCATTAGTAATCAACAGAAAAAATAAAAAGCTACTCTCTATTATTGGAACTGTTTTGTCCGTAAGTACTATTATTATAGTTATAGCAACACAAGGTTTGTATGCTAATTCATGGGACAAGGCTACAAAGTCATACAACAAAGAAGTAAAGAAAATTGATAGTTCATCTAGCTCTGAAGAACAATCATATAGCGCTTCATCTAGTTCAAATGCTAAAAAAGACTTTAAAGTTGGAGAAACAGCTTCAATAAGCGGAGTTGAGTACACAGTTACAAAGGTTTCATATTCAAACGGAGATGGCGACATGAACGTACCTGACAGTGGTAAGCAATATGTTTTCGTTGATGTTACGATAAAAAATAACTCGAATAAAGATTATGAGTATAATCCTTTAGATTTTCAATTAAGTAACAATGGGAATAAGACTGATAATGATTATGTTGACGATGATTTTGTTCAAAATCAATTTACATCTGGAACATTAAGTCCTAATGCAAGTTACAGTGCCACTTGGGTAGGACAATCGGGATCTGATGGAAACCTATCTTTCACTTATAAAGATTCACTATCGGATACTTCCGATTTCGAGTTCCAATTGCGTTAAAGAAATGCCCTTATGGGCGTACATAATAGACAATGAAGTCTCTAAAATAAGACAAAATAAAAAAGCACACCCTAACCTGCAAAAGTTCACTGGGTGTGCTAAAAGTATACTACAAACGCACGGGGCGTTCTATTAGATTATAACAGATATAAGCCCTCTTTTTAAGGGAGATTTTTGTATGGCTTCAATATATAAAAGAGGTAAAACATTTACCGTTAGTGTATCCGTCCCTTATCAAGGCGGATACAAGAAGAAAACCAAATCGGGCTTCAAAACAAAAACTGAAGCAAACCAATGGGCTATAAAAACAGAAGGTTCTAAAATTGATGGCGATATTGATTTCAAACCGTCACAACTTCTTTCTTCCTATATAAGCGAATGGATTGATACATATAAAACAGACGTGTCACGTTCGACGCATGTTGGTTATGAAATGACTTTGAAAGCTGTTAGTGAATACTTTGAAAACACTTCATTAGATCAAGTAACCCGTCATGATGCACAAAAGTTTTTAAACGAATATGGTCTCTCCCACTCTCTTGCTACTAGCCAAAAAGTCAAAGGACATCTAAGCGGCATATTGAAGGATGCCGTAGCTGATGGAATAATAAGGGTTAACCCTTTTGAAAGAGCAAAACCACACGGTACTAATGCCAAGGACAGCTCGCTAAAATTCCTAGAGTATGCAGACTTCAAGCATTTTATAGAATATCTAAAAGAAAACCGTGAACCAACTCACGATATTATGTTAGTAGCTTCTTTATCGGGTGCTAGATTGGGTGAAGTATTAGCTCTTACACCTAATGATATCAGTAACGGAACAATCAACATCAACAAATCTTATGAAGAACGTCTGAATATTGTAAAAGAGCCTAAAACTCCTAATTCAATCAGAACTGTAGATGTTCCAGAATGGCTAACAGATTATTTACTTGCTTTACCTAAAGACAATAACGAAAGATTATTTAATCGTCAGCAATCCAGTGTGAATCGTGAATTGCAAAGAATATTAACAAGATTAGACATCCCCAAAAGAATAACTTTCCACGGATTAAGACACAGCCATGCTTCTATGTTGATTTCTCGAGGGGTAGCTGTAGAATATATCAGTGAACGATTGGGTCACAAAGATATTTCTATCACCCAAAAGACATATTTACACCTCTTACAAGTGAAGCGAAATAAGGAAATATCACACACCATCACGCTTCTTAATTTGCTGTAATTTTCAATATTTACTACAGTTTTACTACAAGGGTATCTGAAAACCTTATGTACCAGTACCCCCAAATCTTATTCAAAGAAACAGCTCGAAAACCAATGATTATGCCAATGCTAATTTTGGTTTAAATAAAAAACACCTAGATTATTTTCTAGGTGTTTTTTATTTCACAAATTATTTCTAATTCACATTACTTTGGTTCAACGTCCAACGTGATTCCGGTGTCGTTGGTAAAATCATTAAAATAAAGAACCAAATATTTCCGATAATCGGAATCAGATCAATAAATATCCAACCAGCACTTCGATTTGTATCGTGCAGACGGCGTGCTTTCAAAGTAAAGGTAGCAATCCACACAATTATCATTACAATTCTTGTTGTCAAATTAGTAGACAAGTCACCAACAGTGTAGATGTCTTCAATTGAATGACCTTGCATATTTTCCAAGATGCTAACTAATATTCCACCCAAAAAATAATTGACAATTAACGGTACCCAGTACTGCGTCCTTGTTGCCGTTGCATGCCAAGAAAACATTTTTGTCCAAAATTCACGATAAGCATTAATCAT